TGTAGGGAATACAAATTGGATTTTTCCAACCGCAAGGCTTCTCTATAATTATGAGAATGACTCATGGGCAATATTCAATGATTCGTTAACTACATTGGGAACTTTTCAATTACAAACTAGTCCAAACTGGCTTCAGATTCCTCAAAAATGGATTGAATATGAACAGACGTGGCTGGACGATGACGCTGGAGATCCTGTAATCGTTGGAGGAAATCAACAAGGATTCATCGAGCAACTGGATCAACTAACCGTCAATGATCCTAGTCTTTTTATTTCAAATATTATAAACAACGGCAGTGGAATTGCTCAAATCACTAGTCCTAATCACAATATGCAAAATGGTTTTGTGATCGGAATTAGTGGAATTCCTGCGACAACTCCATTTTCAAATTTAAATGGTGGAATTTATGGAATCACAGTAGTTGATCAAAATAAGTTCACTCTAAATCAATATAATCCTTCTGACAATCAATTCGACATGCCAGTAATTGGCACTCCGCCTGGAACTTATGTGGGTGGTGGCTTAATCAATATCAGAGAAAATTTCTCTATTACGAGCAAGAAGTTCAACTTTCTTGATGAAGGTCAAAATATCCAAATGGGATATTTAGACATTTTGATGCCAGCGGTTTCTAGTGGTGAAATTTCTCTATATGTCTATCTAAATTACGATGATGAAACTCCATCAAATACTTTGCCAGCTAATCAAGTTAACGGAATAAGCCCTGCAACACCTGATACTTTCTTCAATACTATTATACCTACTTCTCCTTCTCAATATGCAGTTGCCAAGGAAGGCACTAAGTTTTGGCAGCGTGTTTTTTGTGCCACTAGAGCAAATTTCCTGACACTCCAATATACATTTTCGAATCTTCAAATGTCAGGAGCTCCTCAGCAGAAAGAAGTACAGATAGACGCTCAAATTTTATGGTTACGTAAAGCGGGTAGGATTACCCAGTTATAGGAGTTTTTTATGACATATCAGCCAGGCGTGCCAACGGGCAGCGTGCCATTGAATGAAGATTATTTAAATCTTCAAGGTAATTTCACTGTATTGAACAACACATTTCTTCAGGATCATTCTCCTTTAACAGGAACTCTTCCTCCTGTTGGGACAGCTGGTTACCATACTGCGATACATTTAGTTCCTGTTTCAACTACAGCATCTAATCCACCTAATAACCAACCGATCAACGGATATACAGCAACAACAGGATATGGACAGCTTTTTGACGCACAGATTAATGATGGCGTCAATACAGATCAAGCTCTTTTCTATCTCTCAGGTGGAAATAGACTAATACAATTAACAAGGAATTTTGCCCCTGTTGCTGCGAACAATGGTTATACATTCTTGCCAGGAGGATTGATTCTTCAGTGGGGAATAAAGACTGTGGCAGCTTCAACTACAACTCCATTACTTTTTGCCACAAATAATATTGATTTTCCTGCTAATTGTTTTAATGTCAGCGTCACAGGGATCAGGAATAATTCTGGAGGAGATGGAATATTTGTTTCAACTGGATCTGTGAGTAAGACAGGATTCACGTTTAGAAATGGATCTGGAAGCATAGTACAGGCCTATTGGATGGCGATAGGTAATTAATATGACGATACCTATAGATAGCCAGAATTTAGAAAGCTATGTGCCTGTTTATGACGTGGCTCCAAAGACATGGGAAGAGGGGATGCCTTTCATTGTCGAGCAATTAAAGAAACTGGCTAATGCCGTCAATGCAAGAGAAATAGGATTTTTTTTAGACCAAGAATTATTGTCAGGAAAATCCTTCATCCCAGGAGTGAATATTGCCAATAATGGAGGATCATCGCAGCAATTTCGTACAATTTTGAGGAAAGTGATCACGTTTCCAGGGTTAACAGTGGGTCTCAATACACAACCACATGGAGTGACTGTTGATGCCAACTTCAGTTTGATTCAGATGTTTGGGGCAGCAACGAATGCGACGACATTGAAAGGAGAACCCCTACCAAACGGAGCAGATACGATTACTTATGACGTGACAAATATTTATGTCACTGTCGCAGCAGCATACACGAGGGCTTGGGTCGTAATGGAGTATATCCAAGAATTGTGATGGAGCTTGCGTGAATAAAGAATATATTTTAAACAAAATTAAGATAGATGGAAAAGGCTGTTGGGTTTGGAGAGAAGGAAAGAATAGACGGCCACCTGCACCCATCAAAAGAAAGTATTATTTATCTCACAAATTATGTTGGGAGAAATTCCTGAAGGATTAACGGCAGGAAATCAGAAAAATTGGATAAGGAGCCTTAATTATGCCTAAATTTGTAGATTGGATAAATCCTTTTAGCAAAAAAAATCCTCTTCAAAATTCCATTAGAGATTTTACTTTTGGAACACCAGAGAAAAGAGAAAATGTTTCTACTTTAAGACCTGAACAAGAACCAGGTTTTCAAGATCTTCAAGCGGCAGCTCAGGGAAGACAATCTAATGGAGCTTTTGGTACTGCTGCTAATTACTATAGAAATAATTTAAGTGATAATCCTGCTGATTTTGCAGCTTTTGCAGCTCCTCAACTTAGACAATATAATGAAGATATTGTCCCAGGAATTTCTGAACAGTTTGCTGGAATGGGATCAGGTGGACTATCTAGTTCTGGATTTAGAAATGCTCAAATTCAAGGTGCTACTGATCTTTCAGAAAGATTGGGAGAAATCAGAGCTAACTTGAGACATTCAAGTGCCCAAGGATTGCAGAATATAGGACAGTTAGGATTGGGAAACTATAGCCAAAATATGGTAACTGAACCAGGAACAGAGGGCTTGTTGTCGCAAGCAGCTCCACTAGTTGGGGCTGGTTTAGGATTTGTAGCAGGGGGGCCTGGTGGTGGTGCCGCAGGATATCAGGCAGGAAATTGGTTAAAGAACTCTTGGGGTGGTAATAAAGTTGCGGCTAAGACAGGACCTTATGGGCCAAATGGGCCGCAAGCAAGTCCAGGTGGCGGTGGTTTTCAATTACCTAACTTTATGCAGAGGTAAATATGGTTCAATACATAAAACAAGGTAACATTTTTGGAAGAATCGGCACAGGGATAGGAAAAGGTCTTGCCGAGCAACTGCCTAAAGAAATCGAAAGAAACCGACTTGCTTCAGGATTGCAAAATTTCGAGAAAGAATCGGGAGATCTTAATCCTATTCAACAATTGGCTAGAATCTCTTCTATTCCTGGAATCACTCCTCAAATGATTCAATCATTTTCGGAATTAGCGAAGATTCAGAACCAAGGAAATGCCTATCGAAAGGGAGCCGGTGGAAATCCACGTCCAGGACAACAAGCAGCAGGAATGCAGCCTGAAGCATCCCCTCGTGGAGAGCCAAATTTACAGCCTCAACAAGGTGGCCAGCAACGACCAAATATGCCACCTTCTGGACAAGTAAATAATCAACAACAAACACCAAATGCTCCACCAAATGAAAATGTTCCTCAGACGGCACAAGGAAATGTGTTAAATCAACACAATTTAGCTCGTCTTCCCTGGACTCCACAACAAAGACAGCAAACAATAGCTAATTACGTTAATCAAGGATTTTTACCCGATCAAGCAGCAGATTTGCAGAGGGATGATGAAGCAAGAGATTTGGCAGAGCCTGGTGCTTATAAGCAAAGATTAGAAGATATTAAATCAGCCAAGGGTGAAGTCAGGGACACATTAAAACGTCATCTAGAAACAAAACTTCAAAAGACAGGGGAAAACGTCTACAAGGACGTGGAAGGGCCAATGATTCTTGCTGCCGAAAGGGGAATGACTAGAGACCTAATAAAGAATCCTAAAGCAGATATTGATAACGTGGCCAACGATTGGTCTGAGAGGCTGTATAGAACGGCTATCGCTAAAGATAAAATGAAGACTTTAGGAAGAACAACAGGCTTAGAAAACTTTCTTAAGGGAGACGCTTCTAATAAAAAACTCAAGGAATACCAGGACATATTCAAAAGATCAGGAAACCTTGAGGAATTTAAGAATATTCTGCAAGGAGAAGATTTTGGAATGTCTGCTCAAGCAGCAGCGAGTGTGGCTTATCCTCCTAATCAGAAAATAAATAAGTATTTATCCTCATATAAATCTTCAACAGCAACGAATTATCATCCTGAAAAAAAACTTCAAGAAGCTAAGAAAGCGGCTATCGAAATTGAGAATGATATCGGCCCTGATGATAGCGTTTTGGCAATAGTGAGGAAGCTTTCTGATAGAGATCCCTATTTTGATCAGCAATCTTTTCTAGATCAAATTTCCGAAGACAAAGACCAACTAGGACTAAACGAAAGACAAAGGCTCGAGTTGACACAAGGAGCAAAAGACATCCTTCCTAACTGGGCAGATCTTCTTTACCTTCCAATTTTTAGGAGATGAATATGGTTTTAAGATCTGATGAACAAGCAAATCAAGCTGAAGTCGAAAGAGACCAAAGATTCAGAGGAAATGTATCAAAAGGAATCGCCACTGCAGCAAGTCTGGGGACGGCAGCAGTAGCAAGTCCTCTTGCTTCTAAAATTATGCCTTTTCTCAATGAATATATTCCATCCGGATTGGCGATTAAGGGAATAAATAAGATCAGTCCAAAACTTGGCTCTTTTCTAAAAAAGGGTCAAGAGATGGGTTTGGATGTGGAAGAGGGGTTGAATTTTATCAAAGATAAGTTGAGTGGTGAAGGATCTAAGGAGGAGCCAAAAGAAAATAGAAATATCATCAATCAATACTCCCCAGAGCTTCACCAATTTCTTAAGGAAGAAATATCTAAAGGTAGGGGTGTTTTAGAAGCTGGAGCTGATGCGGAAAGAAATAAAGATTTCAAAAACATCATTTCCATGATCAAGAAAGACCATAAATCACCGTGGTCAGCCATTCTTAAAACAGTTTATGGAGAAGGTTTAACGAAGCCACAAGCTGTCAAAGAATTCAATAAGCACAAAAAGAAATCACTTGTAGAACAAGAGGCTGAACGTTTTGAACAGGGTTATGGTCAGCAACAACAACCAGGGAAAGGACAAGCTGCCCTAATGGCAATTCTTCAAAAGATTCAACAAGCTAGAGGCGGTCAGTGAATCCAGAGCAAGAATTAGAGCTACTTGAACAATTAATAGATCAATTGCTGTCAGGAATACAAGACGCTTTGCAATCGGGTGAGGTGTTGTCTGATGAATTTCAGGGTGCTATCGCTCAAGAATTAGAAGACACTACACAGCGTATTGATCAATTAAGAGGTGAAGTTGGACAGAGTCAACTTCCTCCTCCACCAGCCCAAGTCCAAACAAACCCTTCTAATGACGCACAACTTCTCTGGATTTTAGCCGGGCAACAAGAGCAAGCATTTATCTCTTATCTCAGAGAGTTCCCAAGCAATGAAACTCGAGCACTGCTTGCTAATCCTACTCTGTTAAGTCAGACAATCCAGCAGCTCAATCAAATGATGCCAGCTGGGCAGCAGCCTTATATCAATGGAATTAAACACGCAGATCTCAATAGCTCTAATATTTGGGGAACCGCCTATGACCCACAGAGTGGAAAAATGAAAGTGAGATTCCAGGGTGGATCAGAATATGAATATGACGGTGTTCCTGAAAACATTTATCGAGCATTTGCTAAGGGGAACGCCAGCGCGAAAACTAAAGGTAAAAATGAATATGGCGAGTGGTGGGTTGGAAAAAACCCAAGTCTCGGGGCAGCTATGAATCAATATATCAAAGCTGGCAACTTTAATTATCGTAAAATAAGATAATTTTTTTTTGCTAGTCTTTAAAAAAATAATTTGATAAATTGTGATTAGCGTAAGTGGAGTCGCTCTCCACGGGCTGTTGTACGAGATCGCCGTCGTATTAGTTATTTTTTCCTCAATAGGATTATTTCTTTTTAACTATATATGGAGACTTTATGACAGCAGCTCTAGGAAACACTGCAGGCGGAACGCCATTTGCAACTGGTGTGGACGCATATGTTTACCCTCAATTCATTGGATATGCTCAAAGAGCACCTACCACACAAGATATCTACAATCCAGGCACGCGTTGGCAAGATAATAGTGTAAATCCGCCTATCATTTATGAGACAACTGGAGCTGGTTTATGGCTTGTTGGTGGATCAGAACCTGCTACAACCACAACTTACGGAGTTGTCTTACTTACAGATAATCATGAACCAGTTGCAACAAAATTTTATGCCGATGCTCTTGCTATTGCAGGTGCTCCTGTAGCGACCACAACGGTTGCGGGGATTGGACAGTTAGCAACAGACGCAGAAGCAATTGCAGGAACTGCCTCGACAGGACTTTTAGCTTTATTTGTTACCCCTTCTAACTTAGCACCAGTTTTGGCAGCAGGTTCACTTCCAGGATCATTCACAGATTTAACTGCCACGGGAACAGTTTCGTTCACAGGCGCTACAGGCGCGTACACAATAACATCTGCAACAGCTTCGAGTGTAGGCACAACAGGCGCAGGAATAGACTTAACACTTTCTAGTGCATCTGGAAGCGTGCCAATTTCTGCTGGAGAGGCTGTAGCTAATGCGATTGGCTTACAAGCAGCAGCAGGCGGTATAGATATTGATGGCGCTTTGCTTGTTAGTATCACATCTTCAAGAAATAATGCCAATGCGATTGAATTAGTTGCTTCAGC